CATCCATACGCATACACATCGTCCATGACCTTGAACTTGGAAAAGGCCTGGTCAGGTGCGACAAGTGCAATATGCGAATGCGTGAAAGAACGCAGCTCTTCGGGTTCACGAGGGTGCGCGGCCTGTTGATATGTGAGTCGACGCAGATGGCTTTCGTTCCATGAAACGTTCACCAAGGGTTCCAGTTCAGTCCCCCGTGCCTCGTTTCCGCAGACGATGATAACCTTGTCCGCAAGTTCCGAGAGAGGGATGTTCTCGATCGACCCTGAAAACAGGTGCGTCCTCACCGTTGTCGTGAGATGGTGGGCGACACGGTTGGCAGTGAAGCTCTTGTCCGTGTGAAGGACGAGACTCAGAATAAGCGGGTCTTTCGACGGAAACGCCTTCTGAAGAATGGCGATACAACATGCTTGAAATCCACGAGCTGAAATTCCATCGTATTGGGGACTGAGAGCGACCACCGGCTGATCCTGTCCGTCCGAATATACGTGGAGTTCAATCAGACGATAACCGTTCCCCAGCGCCGTATCAAGATCCCCTCCCTGTACGTAATAGTCAACCAATGTCTTGCTTCGATCCTCTTGAACCGGTGTATCTGATGAGGCAAGGATATATCCCGCCGCAACTAGGGCTCCGACTACGACCAGCGGTTCCATTACGTAGTATCAGGCAAATAATGCACCTACGTTTGCCCCCAACAACACCTCGCCCCCACGTCGAAGGTGATTGATCTGTTCGTCGGAAATGCGCCTGTCCATCGGAATATCCATCAGACATGCATAGTGGAAGTAAAGGCAATACATTCCACACTCCGACTCCTTGAACTGGTGTCGAGTTGAGTTGTATGTTAGCTTCATCGGAGTCTCGTGGGGATGCTTTTCATCCCACTGGTCTTTCCATCGAAACATTAACCGCTGAATTTCCTTCTCGGGTCTGTGAGCGTAGGAATCAAAGTAGGTCATGCGAGGAAACTGTAGTTCGTCACGCATATCAAGGAACGCAGCGATCCAGTGCTGACCGGGTCCATCGTGGACATCGGTGTTGAAGACAATTCCTATGCGGCGATATCCCTTCTTGTACAATTGTTCGAGCTTCATTGAGCAGAGAGTCGAGACGATGCATTTGGACATTTCCGACTTGAGGTCAAAATCAATCGGCACACATCCAACAAAGTGGTAGTCATTGATTACCTTTTCGTATGACCTCTCCACCTTGTCGATCTCATCGGACGAGAGCCATTCGGTTGGGTTCTTCTTCCAAGATGTCGGCGCACGTGGACGTTTAATCATGGAGCTCACGATGCAGGTCGGCTCACCTGTATTGCACTTCGAATGAAGTCGGCGCTTCAGCTCTGCCCACACAGCAGATGCCCCACGTTTCTGTATTTCGGGTTCCTTTGGATGCTCCTTATTGTATACGGTGCGCAACCGTTCGATCTCGTCCTCATCGAAGAGGAACATACCCTTGCTTAAAACGGATACTTTCCTTATGAGGCAAAGTTCACTTCACAATGGATACACTCAAGTCGATTCTCTTCAAGTATGTTCGCGTCAACAAGGATCTCGCCGAGGTTAATACGCGCGTCTCCGAGCTTCGTGACACTCGCCGCACGGTTGAGCTTGATCTCGCGGCACTGTATGCCCACTCTATTCTCCCCGACCAGATTCACCTCAGTGAGTCATCCATGATGTTCAATGTCAAGCGTCCGAGCAAGTGGAAGAAGGGCTGGTCGCTGTCCAAGAAGGACCTGGAGATGTATCTCAAGGACATTCTGGGTGATCGTGGGTCTGAGGTGATGAAGGAGATTGTCCGCCGTCACGAGCCGAAGCTGGTGGCCGACGACTTTGGCTTCGAGCTAAAGTCAACTGGATCTTCGGGCTCATCGGATCCAGCCGAGTGAATAATGATAATACATGGCGGCGGTGACGTCACTTCAATCTGTGTATGAAGGTTGTTCAGTATCCTAGAGACGCAGAGGAAGCCACATGAACACATCGCAAACGACGTTATGACAAGTATTCCAATGTGTACATTATCCATTGTGTTTTTCATTTGCGTGTGAGAAAGCGGGTTGAAGGGACTCTTCGATCTCCCGAAGGAGTGCATTGATGTCGCGTAGGTGTCGGGACGCTTCAAGGGTATTTTCGCGGGGCATGAATCCATACTGGACTCGCGTCACCGCAACGGATAACTGCCTTTGCCGCTCAACCACTTGAAGTGCCAATGTAGACAACTGTTTTCGCATCAACACGCGGATATGTGTTGGACGGAGAAAATCTTTAAGTTGCATCATCCTCTCGTGATATAAAATACTCCCGCATCTTGGCCTCGACGGTTCGGTCGGTTAGTTCCCATATCCCGTCCTTGTTGGGCTCTACGATTGAGCGCACATCTCGAAGCCCGTCGAGAATGCGATGGCGGTCGACATACTTTCGATTTTTCGCCGACCCATGCCAGAGATGATACACTGTCCCGAGTGCACAGGTGACATTGGGAAGGATCATTCGCGAATACTCTTCATAGGAAGGCACGAGCGCCTGGTGTACATATCCCTTGGGGAACTTCACATCTAGCCACGCAGCTGTTGACATGGTGTCTCCGCTCCCCGTGATTCCGTGTTGGTAGAACCCAATCTCCCGGAACCACTTGCGCTGGAACGCCCACCCGAATCCGGGATGATAACTGTGGTTGTATGGGTTGGCTCGGTTCATGTAGGCAACGGACAGGCGGGTCTGAACAAGGTTCTTGTACGTGCTATCCAGCCACACGCAGGATGAAAAGGGCTGCACCACTTCATAGGTACCCAGAAGCCGAGATACATCATTGTACCAGTTCGGGTTTCCAAACACCACATCTGCATCCAGGAACAGCAGCTTCTTGAAGCGCCGCGGGATGCGCTTTTCTAGTAATGAACACATCACCTCCTTGTGGAAGAAGACACTGTTCCCCTTCACGTGATACGCATCGGCGATCTCCGGCTCAGTGTCATTGAATGTCAGTTCCATCGTATAGTATGGTATTTTTGCCAATTTCAGCTTTTCGATTGTGTAGAAGTAATTCATCAGCATCTTCTTCGACCGCGCCGGGTTAAAAAAGACGAAGCAGACGGCCATATCTTTGCGTAGAGGGATCTCGTAGCGACATGCGGCGACATCCACAATGCAGGTTTCAAGCGGCGGGGCAGTTTCGGGAGTGCGAACAACATTATATGCAAAGGAGTGGATCTGTCCCATTACTTATACTGTGCGTTTTCGATATTGGCACGAGCCTCGGCTATACGCTGCATGTGTTTACGGCGGCTCTCTTCGGCCTGTTTCTTCGCACGTTTTATCTTGCGAAGACGCGAGAGCTCGTACATCCGTTTGTTCTGTTTCTTGGTTTGAAACACCGATCGAATACCTTTCTTAATCCCGAGGAACCCTCCACGACGGCGAGTTGTTGCCATTGTATGTGGTCGACAAAAACGAATTTACCGCGAAGGAGGGAATACATTGCATGTACTCCCCCTACAATGCCTCCAATCGAATCTTTACCGAAGAAGATATCCACCGCATTCTTCGCCGCCATGGACTCCCGCATTATCGAGTTAGCAATCGCAAGGTCTTCCAAACGGCAATGGTTCACACCACTTACGTTCGTCGCACCGAATACACCACGCCTGACGGAGAGCCGGCCACCCTTGCCCCCTGTCCCTCCGGCGTTATGCCCCTCCAAGATGAGAGCTATGAGTGCCTTGAATTTGAAGGAGACGCGGTTCTTGGTGCGTGTATCGCGACCTATCTACGCAAGAAGTTCCCCGAGAAGAAGCAGGGGTTCTTGACGGACGCCCGTAAGGAGCTCGTCAACAATGACCGTATCGGGGGGCTGTCAAAGGAGTTGGGATTGAATCGATTCTATGTGATCTCTCGTCACAATGAGGACTCGGCTGCGATCGCCGGGCGGAGCAACACCAAGAAGCTGGGCGATATCTTTGAGGCCTTTCTTGGCGCCCTGTGGACAGATTGCGGCAACCGATTCGCAGTCGTCTATGCCTTTGTGACCACGGTCATGGAAGCCTATCTGGATGTCGATGAGATTGTGAACTCAGTAACCAACTTCAAGGATATCTTTCAGAAGTACTGTCAGCGAGAGTTCAAATGCACCCCGGTCTATGAGATGCGGTCGAACGATCCGAAGAAGAATGAGATCGCTGTAGCCGTGCTTGTGGAAGGTAAG